AAGATGAACTCATTTAATCTTAAATCAGCTGAGGCGGTTATAACAGAAACTATTAATAAGGAAGTAAATAAAATAAACGAAAGATTAATACCTTTTGCTTTAGCTCTATTAGCACAGTTTGGTATAACTGCTTTAAACCAACTAGCAAAAAAATCATGCCCCTCTATAGTTGGGATACCTAGACTTATTAGTAAAAAAAATAAACTAACAAGACAGTTAAATAATATATTAAAAATAGCAAGTAAAGTAAAAACTATTTCTTCTATATTAAAAGCTTTAGTAATAGCCTTTAAGGTAGTTAGAAAAATAATAACAGTAAACCCTATACCATCAACTATAGGTTTACCACCAGGTCCAGCAGGGGGTGTTATTATATCTACTTCTTTAGGTAAAATATCAGTAATAGAAGATAAAAAAGATAAACTAACCAAATTAATAGATAGGTTTGGGAATGTTGTAGGTATATTAACTCCATCAACAATCCCTCTTGTATCTACTTTAACTAAAGTATTAAATATATTAAGCTCAGTAGATAGTTTAATAGGAGAGTGTTTAGATGAATCAAGACAAGCAGTAGTAGATGAATTAAATAAAGAAGAAGAAATAGATAAAGATCTTACAAACGGGGTAACTATCCAACCTGGTAGTTTAACTATCCAAGATGTTGATTTTTCAAAAATAGATGACTCTAGAATAAGAAGAATATTAGGTATTTCACCTAACGCCGACTTTAATATCCAAGACCTATTATCAGGAACTTATCTACAAGTACAACTAGATGAGGAACTTACAAATATCACTAAAGAATCAGCAGAATCTGGCACACCCATAGTTACTGAATATAACGGATTTATTTTAGCTGTAGAAACACAAGAAGGAGAAACCAATAAAGACCTAAAACGTCGATATGCTGTTGGTAAAGATAGCCAAGGTGTGGTGGTAGTTAAAGGAGAACCATCATATGCTTCATCAGATCAAATACTAATAAACGAACTTATATTCACTATTGAACAAAACGATTTAAAACCAAACTAACGTTATATTTATAATCATATGAAACTAGCAGAACTTAAAAACACACTAAAAGAAGTAGTAAAGGAAGTAATCCAAGAGGAACTAAAGGACATATTACTGGAAGCAGTTAAATCAAATAAACAACCAGTATACGAACAAAAATCATACACTCCACCTACATCACAACCAGCTAACCCAGAGGTAAAACAAAATATCAGAGAAAACTATATGAACGTTTTAGGTGATATGAAAAAACAGTTTACATCAGGAGACGTAATACCAACACAAGGTTTACAAGTAAATGGTCCTGTTGATACTACTTCACCCAACGGGAAACTACCTGAAGGAGAAGTATCTATGGATCAAATAATGGGTATAATGAATAAATAATGGCATTCGGAGAAAGACAAATATTTCCTAACGATTTACGACCTAGAGTCGCTATTGGTGTAGCTTTACCCTTTAGTGCCCCGGCTGTCTTTAACCAAACCTTTCAAACTAAGGATGCTATAAAGTATAACTTAGTTAACTATTTATTAACGAACCCAGGAGAACGAATCGCAAACCCTACTTTCGGAGCAGGTTTAAAAAACTTTCTATTCGAACAAATAGAAAACGATAACCTAGATGGTTTAGAAGAAAATATACAACAGGGTATAAACGAGAATATTCCTAACGTTATCATAGATGATTTAGAAGTAGCATCAAATCCAGATCAATATACAGTGACAATATCACTAAAGTATAGTATTGCTCAAACAGGACTAACAGATAACGTTGAGTTAACATTTCAATAATGGCAAAAGTAAAAAGAGACATATCGTATTTAAATAAGGATTTTGGTGATTTTAGAAATCAGTTAATAAACTTTTCTAAAACATACTTCCCAACAACCTATACAGACTTTTCACCTGCATCACCAGGTATGATGTTTATGGAACAAGCATCTTATGTAGGAGATGTTTTAAGTTTTTATTTAGATAACCAACTACAGGAAACGTTTATCCAATATGCTAGACAAACGAATAACTTATTCGATTTGGCTTATATGTTTGGTTATACACCTAAAGTAACATCACTAGCAACTACACAACTAGATATATTTCAAATAGTACCTGCTAAAACTGTAGGTACAGGATCACTACCTGATTTTTCTTACGCCCTTGATTTTCCTGAAAATACAGAAGTTACAGGAGATGGTCAAACTTTCACTATACAAGATAATATTGATTTTACAGTATCATCATCACAAGATCCTACACTAATAACTGTAGCTCAAGTAAACGGTGCTACACCTACTTATTACTTACTAAATAAGAAACGCAATGCAACATCAGGTGATATCCAAACCACAACTTTTTCGTTTGGTGAGCATCAAGAGTTTCCAACAGTTGATTTACAAGGAGAAAATATAGCTCAAATATTAGATGTATTTGATTCTGATGGTAACGAGTGGTATCAAGTTAGTGCTTTAGGACAAGATTCGGTTTATGATAAAATCAAAAACACAAACGTAAACGATCCTAATAACTCTAATAGTCAAGAAGATACACCTTATATTTTACAACTAAAACAAGTACAAAGACGTTTTGCTACTAGATTTATAGATAATACAACACTTCAAATCCAGTTTGGGTCGGGTAATGCTGAAGCGAATGACGAAGAGATTATACCAAACCCACATAACGTAGGTTTAGGTTTACCTTATACTCAAGATAAACTTACAACAGCTTATTCACCTACTAACTTTATTTTTACAAATACCTATGGTATAGCACCATCAAATACTACACTAACAGTTCGATACATAACTGGCGGTGGTGTTGCGTCTAATGTCGCTGCAAATACGTTAACCAACGTTGACACTACAAATACGACGTTTATCCAACCAACACTAAACGCATCGTTAGCTCAATATGTTTTCGATTCTGTAGCAGTAAATAATGCTGGAGCAGCAACTGGGGGAGCAGATGGTGATTCAACAGAAGAACTAAGACAAAATACAATATCTAGTTATGGTACTCAATTACGAAACGTAACAGCAGATGATTATTTAGTACGTACTTTATCTATGCCTTCTAACTTTGGATCTATATCTAAAGCGCATGTTCAAAAACCACTAAACGCTAACTCAAATACAACGTTAGAGATTTACACTTTATCTTATGATTTAAATAAAAATCTAAGAACTCCATCTAACGCTTTAAAAGAAAATTTATCAACATATTTAAATCAATACAAAATGATAGGTGACTCAATCACTATCAAAGATGCTTATATAGTAAATATAGCTGTTGATTTTGAAATCATAACATTACCTAACTATAACAACAACGAAGTAATACGTAACTGTTTAACTGCATTAATAGATTTTTTCAATGTAGATAAATGGCAAATAAACCAACCTATTATTTTAAGAAACATAAATGTTTTATTAGATCAAGTAACAGGAGTGCAGACAGTAAAACAAGTAATAATAACCAACAAAGCTGGTGTATCTGAAGGATATTCTCAATATGGCTATGATGTTGAAGGTGCTACACAAAGTGGTGTAATGTATCCATCAATCGATCCATCTATATTTGAAGTAAAGTATCCCAATAAAGATATTAGTGGTAGAGTAGTAACATTCTAATATGTCAGTATATAAAATATTTGCGGTAAACGATGCCACTATGTATAGTGAATACCCCTTAATGAATACAGGGTTAGACGCTATGAATGAGTCTCGTAATTGGAAAAATCCATTAATAGATTTATCTAATCCAGTATACCACCCTAACTTATGGGGTGATGTAGGGGAAACTTGGGTTAGTAGCTCAATAACATATAATACAGAATCTTTAGAAGGATATACAACAACCGCAGTGTCTCGTTTCCTAATAAAGTTTGATCAAGACGATATTAACTATGTTTTTGATAATATAGTTAAAGAAGATCCTTATGATGTTCATCTAAAATCTTATGTAGCAACAGCTCAAGGTATAGCTCAACAATCAAAATTAGAAGTATTTCCCGTAGCGTATGATTGGACTAATGGTACTGGACATTATGGAAATAAACCTGAAACGACTGATGGAGTAAGTTGGGGACAACGAAATAACAATTTTTCAAACAATCTATGGCCTTCAAGTTCACTTCCTGATTACCAACATTATGAATCTATTAACGCAGCACCAGGTGGTGGAGTTTGGTATACAGGTTCTACAAACCCAAATATAGATTTATCATCTGCATCACAATCATACGATGTTAGAACTAAAAAAGACTTAGATATTAAAGTAACTGACATAGTTGATGTTTGGTATTCACAATCTAAAGATATTAATCCATATACAACTATAGACAACAACGGATTTATAGTTAAGTGGACTGGAAGTTTAGAGTTTGAACCTTCATCTTCTATAGTACCTCAAATCAAGTTTTATTCATCAGACACATATAC